AGATGAAGATGGTGTTATTACTGGCATTCCTGGACAAATTCTTGAAGTTTGGCCAAATCTTTCTAGAGCAACAGATGCCAAAGGTGAACAAGGCGGATCGATTTACTATCGCGATGTTCTAAATCAGAGTTCACAATATGTATGGTCAACTAGAGATTATATTGGATCAAATGTTACGAGCGATTCTTTCTCAGATCCAAGCATTACTGCAAACAAGACAATTTCGTTTGTAAATGGCAGTGACGGTGCAGCCGAAACTAATATTTCAGTTGCTAATTTAGCATTGGCATATGATAAATTTAAATCCGCAGAAGATATTGATATTTCATTAATACTTGGCGGTAAAGCAAGAGGCGGAACTGGAGAAGTTCTTTCAAACTACATTATCGATAACATCTGCGAATACAGAAAAGATTGTGTAGCATTTGTTTCTCCGGATCAGGCAGATACTGTTAATGCACCTACTAGTGAACTTCAAAACGTAATTGATCTCAGAAATCTTCTAAGATCAACATCATATGCTGTTCTTGATTCTGGTTACAAGTATCAATACGACAAGTATAACGATGTATATCGTTGGGTACCAATGAATGGTGATACTGCTGGTCTTTGTGTAAGAACAGACAATATTCGTGATCCTTGGTTCTCACCAGCAGGATTTAACAGAGGTCAGATCAAGAATGTTGTTAAGTTAGCATTCAATCCAGACAAAGCAGACCGTGATCAACTTTATAAGAACGGAATTAACCCAATCGTTAACTTCCCAGGTCAGGGTGTTGTATTGTACGGAGATAAGACACTGCTTGCTAAACCATCAGCATTTGATAGAATCAATGTACGTAGATTGTTCATTGTTCTTGAGAAAGCAATTGCTACTGCTTCCAAGTTCACATTGTTCGAGTTCAATGATGAATTTACAAGAGCTTCATTCCGTAACCTAGTCGAACCTTATCTAAGAGATGTACAGGGACGCAGAGGTATCTATGACTTCAGAGTTGTTTGTGATGACACAAACAATACTCCAGAAGTTATTGATCGTAATGAGTTCAGAGGCGATATTTACATTAAGCCTGCTCGTTCTATTAACTTTATCCAGCTAAACTTCGTGGCTGTACGCACTGGCGTAGAATTCGAAGAAATTGTTGGTAGATTTTAAGAGGGAGGGTTAGACAAATGGCTTTCAATATTAACGATATCAGAGCACAGCTTACCTTCGGTGGAGCTAGACCCTCTTTATTCCAGGTAATTATTAGTAATCCTATTAATCCTGTGGCAGACTTTAAGACGCCTTTTCTTTGTAAGACAGGTCAATTACCAAGTTCTGAACTGGGATTAATTGAAGTGCCTTACTTTGGAAGAAAACTCAAAATGGCTGGCGACCGTGTGTTTGCTCCATGGACAGTTACTATTATCAATGACGAAGATTTTGCAGTAAGAAATTCCATGGAACAGTGGAATAACTACATTAATCTTTATCAGACAAATAGAACTGCTCTTGGATCTGGTGCACCAAGTCTTTATAAGTCACAAGCAACAGTTACTCAGTTCAGCAAAGCTGGCGAAATTCTTAGAACATATCAGTTTAACGGAATTTTTCCACAAGTTATTGCTCCGATTGATCTTGCTTGGGCAGACACAGACGTGATTGAAGAATTCCAAGTACAATTCCAATATGATACATTCCAAGTATTGAATGGCATCACCGGAAACGCTGGCGGTTCGTAAAAATTAAGAGTGGAGAGCCGTTATAAATATAACATACTAACGGCTCTCTTTCTTAAGGAAAAACATTATTATGCAGTTATTTGGTTTTAGTATCACTAGAAAAAATGAAGAACCCGTAGATTCTTTTGCTCCAGAGCTAAAAGATGATGGTGCCATGGTCGTTGCTGCAGGCGGCGCATATGGCACATATATTGATCTTGATGGTACAGCAAGAACGGAAGCAGAATTAGTTTCCAAATATAGAGAAATAGCATTACAACCAGAATTAGAAATGGCTATTGACGATATTGTCAATGAAGCTATTGATACTGATGCCAATAACATTGTAGAAATCAATCTGGATAAGGTTGAATATTCAGATCCAGTAAAAGATAAAATTAGAGAAGAATTTGATAATATTCTAACTCTGTTCAATTTTAATTTTGAATCATACGAATTATTTAAAAGATGGTATGTGGATGGTAGAATGTACTATCATATCATCATTGATGAAGAAAATCCCAGATCAGGTATTAAAGAACTTCGTTACGTTGATCCAAGAAAAATTCGTAAGATTCGCGAAGTTAAAAAAAGATCAAAAAGCGGCATCACTGTAACAAATACTGAAAGAGAATATTTTGTCTACAACGACAGAAGTTTTCTTCCTGCAGGTGGTAATGCCGGAATTCCCATGGATACAAGTTCCACTGCTGGTTTAAGAATATCAGTTGATTCTGTTATTCATGTTACATCAGGACTAATGGATAAAAACAATTCATTGGTATATTCATATATTCAAAAAGCGATTAAACCGTTAAATCAATTAAGAACTCTAGAAGATGCTACTGTTATCTATCGTATCTCAAGAGCTCCAGAGCGCCGCATATTCTATATTGATGTAGGCAACTTACCTAAAGTCAAAGCAGAACAATATCTCAGAGATATGATGGTCAAACACAAGAATCGTCTTGTTTACGATGCGTCTACTGGTGAAGTACGTGACGACCGTAAGTACATGACGATGCTTGAAGATTATTGGTTGCCTCGTCGTGAAGGTAATCGTGGTACAGAAATTACCACTCTTCCAGCAGGACAAAATCTTGGTGAGCTTTCAGATGTAAATTATTTTCAACGTAAACTATATCAAGCATTGAATGTTCCTATCTCAAGATTGGAACCATCTTCAGCAGGATTTAATCTTGGTCGTTCAGCTGAAATTTCAAGAGACGAAGTTAAATTTACAAAATTTGTTGGTAGACTTCGTAAACGTTTCTCACAATTATTTGCTAAAGCATTGGAAAAACAACTAATACTTAAAGGCATTGTATCAGAATCCGATTGGCCTTCAATTCAAAATGCTATATCTTTTGATTTTACTATTGACAATCATTTTGAAGAATTTAAAGAATCTGAAATATTACAAAACAGAATACAACTTTTGCAACAAGTAGAACCATACATTGGTAAATTTTATTCTGATCTTTGGGTGAGAAAAAACATTCTCAAACAAACAGAAGATGACATTAAACAGATGATGGAAGAGATTAAAGACGAAGGCTCTGATGTTGTATTACAACAACAAGATCAACAAGGAGAACTTCCAGAACCACCGCCATCTAAACCTGTGTCTGATATAAAAGCTAAAACTAATGTGCCTACTATAGGAAGTTCAAGAACATAATAGTATCGGAAATTCAAGATAATATAAATATAACATAATTATTGGAGGAAACATGAGCAACGTAGAAGATATTTTAGCATTTTCTTGGGATAAGAATGCAGCAGATTTAAAATCTGTAGTAGCTGCAGAGATGGGATCTAGAGTCTCAGATCAAATTAATAATATGTATGCTGACGTCGCTGCTAGTGTTTTTGGTAATGCATCAGCTAATGAAGATGATTCATTAGAAACAGCAGCAGATTCAGACGAAGGTATCGAAAATGAAGACGTATAAAACTTTAATTGGAGAAGTCCAACAACCTTTATCTCAAGGTGAGACTAATTTCAAAGCAATGCACGGCGACATCAATGCTGCTATAGCTGCAGCCAAAAAAGTTGTTCCTGGTGTAACAGATCAAGATGTTGTTTTTAATGGTCGTCCTCGTAGAATGGATGCTCCTACTGCGTCTAAAGAAATTTATAAAGATGACGATGAGTCAAGAGAAGATTATGATAAGGGTCTCAAAATGAAAGAAGATCCAGAAAAAGATAAAGATATTAAAGAAGCCAAGTATTCAGCAAAAGCACCTGAGTGGGATGAAAAAGAGTTTAAGCTAGTTCGACCAGGAATGTGGAAACATACTAGTGGTTCTTCAATTCATTATGGTGATGACAGCAAGTCGTATAGAGTAATGCACGGCAATGATCGTGATCCAGTAAAGTATAAGACACTTAATGGTGCTCAAAAAGCTATTCGTGCAAAATATGTAAAAGAAGAAGTTGAAGCGATTGACGAACTTAAACATGGCGGTCATGTTCTTAATAACTATCTAAGAAAAACAAATCCAGATTATAACTCACCAAAAGATAATGAAAAACGTGCTCCAGGTCGTGAACTTGCACTTCGTAAAAAATGGGGTAAAGCTCTTGGTGTTAATGAACCAAAAGTATCTGCTACTAATGAAGAAGCAGAACTTGATGAAGCAGATCTAACAAAGATCGACACAAAGACGCTTCAGACCCTGACACAGCTTCATAAGCATTATGGTCAAAAAGATCCGAGAGCAAAAGCATCCTCAGAACGTGGCGAAGCAGAATTAAAAAGACGTGACAACGAAAAGAAAGAAAAGATGAAGGAATCAACGCTTCCTCCTCATCTTGCAAAGCTATTCAATAAGAAGGGTGACTTCAAAGATCCTAAGAAGCATGCAATGTATAAGGACATCCAGAACAAGATGGCAAAGAAAGATCTTGGCGTTGATGCAAAAGATCACAAGTCAGAATACTCAAAGATGCGTGCTAGCATGGGTGTTGATGACAAAGCAACAACGAGAAAGCTTGTTGGCGAGAGAACACTCACACCGCTTGAGATGAAGAAGCGTGAAGAGATTGCTAAGTCAATGGAACGTGATAATCCTAACATGCCGATGGATAAGAAGATGGCTATCGCAACAGCAACTGCTAAGAGAGTCGCAGAAGAAAAAGATACTTTTGCAAAAGCCAATCATGAAACATTTGGTAAAGATTATACTTCAAAGAACGATAAAAATTTAAACATGCGTACTAAAGAAGTTGCCAAGATGGTAAAGCATGATTGTGCCAAGCATATTGTTCATGAACAATGGGGTTTTGGAACTTGTATTCCTGGCGAACATACTATCGTTGAAACATCAGAAGGTGAAGGCTATGTGACTCATTATGATATCATGTTTGAACATGGTACTGAATATGATGTTCCAGTTGAAGATATTACAGTTATTATTTCTGAATCTCATGGACACACTCCTCGTAAAAGCATGAAAGAAGAAGCAGATATGGATTACGAGGGTGAAATGGCAAAGGCAGAATTGAATGCTATTTGTGACAAGTCACGTAAATTAGCAGATATGATGTCTGACGATATGCAATTAGAAGCATGGTTACAATCAAAAATTTCTCGTGCTAAAGATCAAATTGATTCAGTATATGACTATATGATGTATTCAGATAGAGCAGCATCACCATCAGTAGATGTATATGCACAAGCACCTGCCATGGCTGCTAATTATTCATCATTTCTAAACAAGATTGCAGAAGAAAAAATGCTTTCTGCTAAACAAAAAGCAATTGCATCTCTTGCTGGCGATCCAAAAGAAATTGATGCTAAAGATTTAGAAAAACTTCGTAACAGCAAAAAATCAAAAGAAAATGTTGAAACCGATGAACATCGTAAAAAGATCATCTCTAAGACTGTAGAAGAAGCTAAAGAAGATGACGAAGAAAAAGCAGACAAGCAGAGCGGCGCTAGCTTAAATCCTATCACGAGATTGAATGCTGCACATCAGCTCCTAAGAGGTAAGATAGGTGTGAAGCATCCTATTAAATTTGATGATGGAAAGCATGAATTGGATATCAATACTGTCAGAAGAGCATTAGATCTTCATAGAGATGCTAAAACAGCAGATCAAAAAGAAAAAATTCAAAATGCTTATAAGACACATGCAGGTCTTCAAGATGCTCTTAAAGGTAAATTTGCTGCGCCAAAAAGCAAAGTATCACTCGGCGGATCCAAATTGGTTGGCGGACTTAAAGAAGATGCAGATCCTTTTACTGGTAAAGTAGAAAGAAAAATGATTTTATCCAAAGATAAAAACGGTAAACCATTTTGGAGAATGTCTTCTCCAGGAGAAATTGCAATAGGTAAAAAATCAGCAGCAGACAATACAACTGTATCTGAAGGCAAAGAACCTATTCTTGTTAAAGCAAATATGCAACAAGACAGTTTAGATAGACTTAATGCTATGTCTCCTCAGGCTTCTACAATTAAAACAAAACTACCACCAACACAAGGCAACAAAGTAATTGGTGGTGATGAGCAAATTTATACAGATATTGCTACTGAAGAAA